CAATGGCACAAAGAGTTACAATGGCTAACGAAAGTTTAAAAATAGCAATGTCAAATCCTGCTGTTCACAATATTAAGGAAGCATATCGTAGAGTTTACGAGGCATTAGGTACAAAAGACATTAATCAACTTTTAATTCCTGATGAAAGACCTGTACCTAAGGATCCTGCTACTGAAAACACAGATGCATTAAGAATGAAACCATTATTTGCGTTCCCACAACAAGATCATAACGCACATATCAATGCACATAGAGCATTTATGGCCACGAGAATGGTTCAAATTAATCCTCAGGTTTATGCAGCGTTACAAGCACATATTTCAGAACACGTGAGTTTAAAAGCACAAGGTGAGATTGGTGCATTAATATCAACAGATCCAAATTTACAATCAATGATGCAAACAGATCCTCAAGGAGCACAAATTCAAATTGATGCTATGATTGCAAACAGAGTATCAGTGTTAACTCAAGAACTAGCCCAAGCTGAGGGAGCAACAAATCAAGATCCTTTAGTTGCGTTGAAACAAAGAGAACTAGATTTGAAAGCAATGGATCTACAAAGAAAAGCAACAGAGGGTATGATGAACTTTGATCTGAAAGAAAATCAAATTGAAGAAAAATTAGATATAGAAAAAATGAAATTAGAGAATGCTGAAGAACAGCATCAAGAAAGAATAAACATAGCAAAAGAAAAAATAAAAGTACAAAAGGGAAAAAATGCCGCTAACAAAAAAAGGTAAAAAAATAAAAAGAGCATTTGATAGACAGTATGGAAAAGATGCTGATAAAGTTTTCTATGCTTCTATAAATAAAGGTACTTTAAAAGGTGTTGAGAAAGCGGCTAAAGGTGGAATGCAAGATGATTATTCTACTCAAGATTTAGAAGAACAAGCAGCAATTGATGCAGGAGAACCAACTGCACAATTCTCTCCACAAGAAAGAGATGATCAAGGTTATGGATCAGGTCAAACTACAACATATGGCACTAAACCTGATAAACCAAGTTTAAAACAAAAAGCAGTAAAAACAGGTCAAAATTTAGCCGGACAATATCTAACTAATAAAGTTTTTGGTGTGCCAGGTATTATGTATGATTTTGCTGTAAAACCAATAGCGAAAAAAATTGCTGAGATAAATCAAAAAAGAGAAAGACAAGTAGCAACAAAAACTTTAAAAACTCCAACTATAAAACCACCTACAGTAGATAACGATGGTGGAGATAATCAACCAATTTTAAAAAAGAAACCTATCATTAAAACGGCACAACTTCCTAAACCTGTATTTCAAGCAAATACTTTTTTTCCTTTCCGTGCTTTTAAATCAGGAGGTGGGGCAAAATCAGGCCCTCCTCCAAAAAGCGGGCCTAATCCACAAGTGCCACCTGTAAAAATGAGAAATGGTAAAATGACAAAGACCTATAAATTCTCTTGTCCATCGAGACCTGATGGTATAAGAGGTATGGGTAAAGCATTGAGAGGACATAAATTTACAGGAGTTAAATGAGTTTGAGACAAAAATTAATTGAAGCATTAAATAAAAAATACGATGCTGATATTGCTCAAGCTGAATCTACAGTTCAAATATATTTAGATAATCCCGTCGGTATTGGAGAACATCCTCAACATTTAGAAGAGATAGATAAACTTTTACAAAAATCTGTTGACGCTCAAGAAAAAAAAGAGATACTAAAAAAATATGAGTAAAGATCCTAAAGTCGGAACAGGCAAAAAACCAAAAGGTTCTGATAGAAGATTATACACAGACGAAAATCCTAAAGACACAGTAAGTATAAAATTTGCAACACCAAGTGATGCAAGGGCTACAGTAAATAAAGTTAAAAATATTTCAAAACCCTTTGCTAGAAAAATACAGATATTGACTGTAGGTGAACAAAGAGCAAAGGTAATGAAAAAATTTGAAGTTGCGAATATCTTTAAAAAGGGTAAAGATGCAATAAGAAAAAAGGAGAAAAAAAATGGCGTGGTTTAGTTTAGCAAAAATTGCAATGCAAGCAGGTGCTAAAATTTATTCTAATAGACAAAAAACAAAAATGGCTATGTCAGATGCACAATTAATGCACGCAGAGCGTATGGCTCGGGGTGAGGAAGCTTACCAAGGTAAACTTCTTGAAGCTAGGCAATCGGACTGGAAAGACGAATTCGTTTTGCTTATATTATCGGCTCCCATAGCTGTGCTTGCTTGGGCGGTGGTATCAGATGATCCTGATGCGATGGCTAAAGTAAAATTGTTTTTTGATTATTTCTCGACACTTCCAAGTTGGTTTACAAACCTGTGGATTTTGGTAGTCGCGAGTATTTTTGGAATAAAGGGTACACAAATCTTCCGTAACGGCAAAAAATGATCGAAGGTGATTCGCTTGATTACAGTCTGCTCAATGATTGGGCTGACTTTGATTGCAATGGTTATTACACTTGTGAGATTGGAGTCAGAAGAGGTTTAGGTTCCAAGATAATTATGGATCAAGTTAAAAATAATTATTTTCATATTGGTGTTGATCCTTATGGTGATAGAGTTTATCAACATACGGATAACGATGCTAATTCTAAATGGAATGGTAAACCTACACCTCCCACATATCCTGATTCAATGAGAGATCAATTAATAAAAGATTTTCATTGGTACATTAAACAAGGTAAATTTCATTTAGCAAATATGACCGATACAGATTTTATGGGATCAAATGAATATAAAGATAAAAGGTTTGCTTTAGTGCATTTTGATGGCCCACATACAACAAAAGATGTAATCAATGAATCTATTTGGTTTGCTAATAGAGCAGCACCAAAAACAAGATTTATCTTTGACGATTACAAAACTTATGATATGCAGACAGTTGCTGATTGCTTACATCATTTTAGTTTTAAGCCATTAGCAAAAGGTGAAAATAAAATATTATTAGAAAATTAATGCCAGTCTTAGATCCGTATAACGCACAAGAAATTATAAAACATATAAATAAAAAAATTGTTTCTATTAAAGACCATATATGCTATGGGGTGGACACAATAGAAAAACTGCAGTATGCTAGAGGGAAACTCAGTTCCCTAGAGGAGCTGCTTCAGGACGTAAAAGACGACCTGCAAACGGAGGACAACGATGGTACAAATAATCAAACCTAAGTCAAACCCACAATCAAGTGGCGAGACACAGGCTGATAAAATTCCCACAGATCCCGAAGGTATCAAGAAATATCTTGAGGTTATTCCTGAGCCCGTAGGCTACAGGATGCTAGTACGTCCATATCAACCTGCTGAAAAAACAAAAGGTGGAGTTATTCTTGCCGATACGACAAGAGAAACTATACAAATGACCACTGTAGTTGGATTAGTAGTTAAAATGGGAGATCTTTGTTTTCAAGACAAAGAAAAATTCCCAACTGGGCCTTGGTGTAAAAAAGGACAGTTTGTTGTATATGGAAGATACTCAGGCTCAAGATTTCAAACTAAATATGGTGAACACCGTATTTTGAATGATGACGAGATCATAGGAACAATAAAAGACCCTCAACACATCCTCCATTTATTTTAGGAGGATAAAATGGAAAACATAAACGTTGAAGAAACGCAACCGAAGAATTCTAAAGAAGTAGATTTAGATACTGACGGTATAAAAGAACAAGATGTTCAAGTAAAAGAACAAGAGAAAAAAGAAGAGGCACCTAACCTTAATGTTGGTGAAGTTGATCTTGGTTATACAGACCACTCAAAAGATAAACTAAAAGCTGAAGTAAAGGTTGAAGAAGACAAAGAAGAAGTTAAGGTTGAAGAAAAACCTGAACCAAAACAAGCTGAGCCTGAAAAGAAGGCTGAGCAAAAACCTGCTAACCTTAAAAAGAAAAAAGATGATTATCAATCTAGAATTGATAAACTTACTTTTAAAGTTAGAGAGTCACAAAGAAGAGAAAAAGCAGCTGTTGATTATGCTAAAGGCTTACAAAAGAAATATGATGTAAGTCAAAAGAAAATCAATCAAACAGATGAACAATACTTAAAAGAATTTGATGCAAGAGTAGATGCACAAAGAGAACAAGTTAAATCTGTTTTAAAGCAGGCTATTGAAGCCCAAGATTCTGAAAAAATAATGGAGGCTAACGATAAGTTAACTCAATTAGCAGTTCAGAAAGAAAAAGCTAGGTTAGAAATACAGCATAGGGCTGACGTAAAAAAACAAGAAGAAGAGGAAAGTAAGGCACAATCTAATAATAACAATCAACAAAACGTAGAAGCACAGACTTCTTCTGTAAGTGATAATACTAATAAAATAAGCGCTAAAGCTAAGAAATGGGCTGAAGATAATTCTTGGTATGGTAATGATGAAGTAATGACAAATGCTGCACAAACCATTCACGCAAATGTAGTGACCGAGGGTATTGAAGTCGATAGCGATGAGTATTATAATGAAATCAACTCAAGACTAAGGAAGTATTTTCCTGCGTCTTTTGCTGATGAAGTTGAACAACAGCCAAAACAAGAGCAAAGGAAACCCGTCCAAACCGTTGCTTCGGCTGGTAGACAACAAGAGGGACGCAGAACTGTGAGACTCACGGCCTCACAAGTGGCTATTGCTAAAAAATTAAACGTGCCACTAGAAGAATACGCTAAATACGTGAAGGAGGATAAATGAGCGATAAAGAAATAAAAAGAACTTCACGCGGGTCTGAGACTAGGAAAAGCAAAGATGCACCTAGACCTTGGTCACCACCATCGAGTTTGGATGCACCCAAAGCGCCAAGCGGCTTTGTTCAGAGATGGATAAGAGTCGAAAGTATGGGTTTTGATGATACATCGAATGTATCAAAAAAACTTAGAGAAGGATGGGAATTTGTTAGAGCCGAAACTTTGAAAGAAGAAATAGGAGCTAATCAATATCCTGTCATAGCCAAAGGGCAATACGCTGGGTTAATTGGAACTCAAGGCCTTGTGCTGGCAAGGATACCAGAAGAGATCGCAAAATCGCGAGCTGATTATTTTAAAAAAATATCAGCAGACCAAATGGGAGCGATAGATAACGATTTGATGAAGGAACAGCAACCTGGAATGCCTATCAATATAGATAGACAGTCGAGGGTAACTTTTGGTGGTGGGCGAAAACAATAATTTATTTGTAATAGCTACCATCTATATTTGTAAACTTAAAGGAGACATAACAAATGGCAAATGTATCAGAAAAATACGGACTAAGACCAGTTCGTAAATTAGATGGTAGTCCATTCATTAATGCTCAGAACAGATATAGAATTGCTTCAAACTATGGAACTGCAATATTCCAAGGCGACTTAGTTATCGCTAAGAACGATGGAACTATTGAAAGACATACAGCGAACAATGCTACTCCTGTACTCGGAGTATTTAATGGTGTGTTCTACACTGATCCAACAACTCAAAAGCCAACGTTTAAAAATTACTATCCAGGTAGTATTGTTGCGTCTGACATCATCGCAAATGTAATCGATGATCCAAACGTAGTGTACAAAGTAGATAGTGACGGTGCTTTTGCTGTTGCGGACATCTTTAAAAACTTCTCTGTAACTAACGTAACAGGGAATACACAGACAGGTATATCTAAAGTTCAATTAGACTACTCAGTATCAGGAACAACTGGAACTTTTGTAATTCAAGCAATTGATATTTCACAAGATCCTGATAACGATGAGGCAGGCGCTGCGAACGGCGATATCCTTGTTAGAATCAACAACCACTTCTACCGTCAAGGTGGAACAGGTCTATAATAGGAGGATAAAAAATTATGGCTATATCACGATCACAGCTAGTAAAAGAACTAGAGCCAGGTTTGAATGCACTATTTGGCCTGGAATATAATAGATACGACAACGAGCACGCAGAGATCTTTAATACAGAAACATCTGACAGAGCTTTTGAAGAAGAAGTAATGCTTTCAGGATTTGGTGGAGCATCCACTAAAGCTGAAGGTGCTATGGTGACTTTTGACCAAGCAACAGAAGCATACACTTCTAGATACTCACACGAGACAGTTGCTCTCGCGTTTGCTATCACTGAAGAAGCAATCGAAGATAACTTGTATGACAGATTGGCTGGTAGATACACAAGAGCATTGGCAAGATCTATGGCGCACACAAAACAAACGAAAGCCGCTACAGTTCTTAACCAAGCGTTTGACACAGCAAACGGTGGTGATGGAAAAGCACTTTGTGCAACAGATCACCCGTTAGCAAATGGATCTACATTCAGAAATGAATTACTAACGCCTGCTGACTTAAACGAAACTTCATTAGAGGCATCATTAATTGATATTGCCGCTTTTGTAGATGAGAGAGGATTAAAAATCGCTCTTCAAGGTAGAAAAATGATAATTCCAAAAGAATTACAATTTACTGCTGAAAGATTGATGAGATCACCTCAAAGAGTCGGTACTGCAGACAACGACATTAACGCAATAGCAAATATGGGAATGATTCCTGAAGGCTACAGAGTTAACCACTTTTTAGTTGACACGGATGCATTCTTCATTTTGACTGATGCGCCTAATGGTCTGAAACACTTTGTAAGATCGCCAATCAAAACAGCGATTGAAGGTGATTTCGATACTGGTAACGTAAGATTTAAAGCTAGAGAAAGATACAGCTTCGGCTTCTCTGACCCTAGAGGAATCTTCGGATCACCAGGTGCTGCGTAATCGTAGATAATACAAATTACGATATTTAAGGGCGGTCTTCACGACCGCCCTTTTTTTATGTATAATAAACTCACTATACAAATTAAATCAGAGCACAGACGCGTATAGTCGACGGCCTAGAGACTGTGTTCGTTAACTAGGAGGATATAATTATGGCAAATACTACTTTTAACGGCCCAGTGAGATCCGAGAATGGATTCATTGGAGCTACAAAAAACGCAACTACAGGTGTGTTCACAAATGTTTTCGCAATTGATTCAACAGGCGCTTACACAGGAACAAAGCTTGTAGGACAAGGAACTGCTGACGTAATCGTAGCGGCAACTGCTGGAACAACTGAGGTTCAATTTTCTCAACCTAATAATTCCATCATTACTTCTATCGATATTGTTTGTACATCTGCACCAACTTTAACAGGTGCCGGTGACATCGGCTTTAAAGTTGGAACTGCAACGGGTGGAGCACAATTAGTTGCTGCAGCTGCAGATACAATTCTTAACGGAGGAACAACTGTTCCGGCCGGAGCTGGTTACAATCTAACTTTATTAAACACAGCTACGCAGAACGCATCACCAGCAGCGTCTCCGGCAGCTAATGTTTCAGGTGCAGCGAGAAGTGTCTTCTTGCAAATTACTAACACAGTAAATGCATCAGCTAGTGGTAACTTTAGATTTATTATTAACGTACAACAGTTTTAATAAATTAATTATGTGGGTGAGAAACTTCGAGACTTTTTGATCTCGATACTCACCTGCACCAAAAAGGAGATAAACAATTATGTATATGGGTGATGTAAAATCGAAAACGTTCATAGATGCTAACGCCTCTTCTGGTACTTTTGTAGCAGCAGCGGCTCAGCCTACGACGACATTTACTTTAGCCAAAACTTCTTTCGGCACAAACACTGCAAGAAAAATTACTGCAACGACTTCCGGATCATCAGATGGTGGTAAAACCATCACGATCGTTGGAACTGATGAAAAAGGTGAAGCATTAACTGAGGTAATTACTTTACCAGGTTCAGCATCAACTACGTCAGGAACAACAGGAGCGTTTCTAACAATTACTTCTGCAACTGTAAGTGCACAACCTGCAGCCAACGTTTCTTTAGGAATGACGGCAGAGGTCTTTGGATCTGTCTTCGCAGGCAGAACTAGAGTTCGACAGGTTAATGCTGCATCAGGCGGTGCCATTGGAAGTGTTGAGTTTAGAGATGGAAGCATCTCGGGTTCATCATTGTTAACAGTTAGAACAGGAGCAACTGAAGGTGACTTAAACACTATCAACATTCCACAAGACGGAATATTATATAAGGATGGTGCTTTTGTAAGTTTCAGTGAACTACACTGTAATTCTGTTACAGTTTACTTTGATGGTTAGGAGTTAAATGGATCTGTACACGGCAGAACTTTTAAAATTAAAAAGAGGAGGCGATGTTCAGCCTCCTCGAAGTAAAAAATATTTTCGTTCTACAAAAAGTGGTGCGGGGATGACTGCTGCAGGTGTGGCAAGATACAGAAGGGAGAACCCTGGATCAAAGCTTAAAACTGCAGTAACAGGAAAAGTAAAAAAAGGATCTAAAGACGCTAAGAGACGTAAATCATTCTGTGCTAGAAGCGCAGGACAAATGAAGAAGTTTCCTAAGGCTGCTAAAGATCCAAATTCAAGGCTAAGACAAGCTAGAAGGAGATGGAAATGTTAAAAAAAATTTGGGATAAAATAAAAGCAATTTGGGATAAAATTGTTGGTAAATTTTGGGTGTAATTTATGGCTTTAAAAATTTCTGAGTCTGCAGCCGTGCAAATGCCGATGAAGACGGTTGCTAGTTTAATCGCAATAATTGCGATTGGAACGTGGGCTTATTTTGGTATCCACGAAAAACTAAACCAACACTCTACAAAGATAGAGTTGATGCAAAAAGATTTAGAACAAAACACAGAGTTTAGAATTAAATATCCAAGAGGTGAGTTAGGTCAATCAGCAGGAGAAGCTGAGCTTTTTATGATTGTAGAACACGTTAGTGGTTTACTAGAGGACGTGGAATCTGAAATAAAAGGTATGAGAAACAATGCAGTTAACATTGAGTTTTTAAAAAAAAGAACAGAGAAGTTAACTGAGGACGTAGAAAAGATAATTAGAAACGGGAGTGGTAAACATCAATGATAGAGACTGTATTTGCACTAATATTAACGTTAAACGGAAATATGATAGAGCACGTATATAAACCCAATCTCAGCGATTGTTTGAAATCCAAGCGTATCGCGCAGAACGAGGTCAATCCGGAGAGAGTTGTATTTACTTGTAAAAAAGTAGAAGCTCAGACAGAGATATATATGGACAGAAAAAAAATAGTTAAAATATTAAGATAATGGAACCTATCTGTTTTGTATTCTTAATATTATGGATAATGGGAATTAGTGAATAATGGAAAATTACGTAGTAGAACCTTTTTTACCAATCAATACAATCATAGCATTTATTTTGCTGTGTGTAGTAATTTATTATGGACTCAATGATAAATGAAATACATACTAGTAATGATTATTTGCTCACAGGTACAGAGCACCTGTTATCCACCTGCGGTGTTAAACAAAGAATTTAATTCTTCTTATGATTGTCTACAAGAAGGTTATATGGAATCACAAAAAATTTTAAAAGAACTTGGTGAAAATGTTGTTAATGATATGAACATCATTGTAAAATTTACTTGTAAAGAACAACAATCTAGCACGATATGAAAAAGAATTTACTTGTTCATAAGCATCTAATTATAAGAGCGGAAGCAAGTAAACCACCAACAGATGAAGAACAGCTTAAACATTGGATGACCACATTTATAGAGTCTTTAAATATGAAGGTTTTTATGGGCCCATATGTTAAATATTGTCATATGGAAGGTAATAGGGGGATAACTGCAGTAGCTATCATTGAAACATCACATATAGCAATGCATATTTGGGATGAGCCAAAACCTGCTTTAATGCAATTTGACGTATATTCTTGTGGAGACTTTAACGAGAAGGATATATGTAATACAATAATGAAAGAATTTGATATACATAAGATTGAGTATAAATATTTGAACAGAGAAACAGGTTTAAACGTTATTGATTAATTATGGCTTATCTTAATATTAACATTCCAACAATATATGCAAAGGTAAAAAAGGAGTATTTATATGATTTGGATCCTAAGTATAAAAAAGAAAGTATGGACTGCATTATCTTTGGTTTGGCGAGTCTTACGGGAAAATCCCTCTTATTTCATTGTATGTTACCAAACGGTGCGTGCTATTGGCGTTTGCCTATCTCAGCGTTTTTCCAAAAATCGTATGACAGAGCCAAAGTGCCCGATATGTCGGTTGACGAGTTGGAATTGTGGAACTGTTTTAGTTACTACCCTAGTGTCACTGAATTTGATTTTCTTGGTGGGATGCGGGGTAAATTTTTAGGTAAGGATAAAAAATTTTATAAGGGAGAATACCTATTTACAATTGACTGGGGGACACCTGAAGTAAATGAAATCGATACTGAACATTCTGAAATACCTCAAGAACATAAGTGTGCACATATATTGGAACTTGATAACGGTAATTATGCTGCTCAGCCTAATAATCGTATCTTGTGGAGCATTTCTAACTATACTACTGATAGATCTTGGCCAGACTATAAAGTACAAAATACTTATTGGACGGTCGAAAATAAAGATTGGACTACAGAAGATACAGACAATATGTTTTACCAAATAGAGGAGGATAAAGATGAAACTAACGGCTAACATTACATTAGATGAACTTACCAAATCACAAGTTGCAGAACGTAAAGGGATTAACAATAATCCTAACCCTGCACAAATAGAAAATTTAAAATCATTAGCAGTAAATATTTTACAACCGGTGCGCTCACATTTTGACAAGCCATTAATTATATCTAGCGGATTCCGTTGTGCTCAACTTTGTGTAGAAATTGGCAGCAGTGTAAACAGCCAACACGTAGCAGACGATAATGCAGCAGCTGCAGATTTTGAAATACCAGGTGTCGACAATAGAGAATTGGCATCGTGGATTAGATCAGAGTTAGAGTATGACCAACTCATCTTAGAATTTTATAAAGATAACGAACCGTCGTCGGGTTGGATACACTGTTCATATTCTACTAACAGTAATAGAAATCAATCATTGCGTGCTTTAAGAGAAGATGGTAAGGTAATTTACAAACCTTGGATGGAATAATATGGCAATATCTAGATCACAAATGACAAAACAAATTGAGACTCCGCCTCAAAAGAAAAAATTTAAAAAGAAAAAAGATAAGAAAAAAGGTAAAAAATATATTATACCTTTTAAATGAAACTTTGGAAGTTTGATAATTTTCTTAAACAACAAACTGCTGATCATATAGAAAAAGAAATATCTACAGATGATTTCCCTTGGTATTATCTAAATAGTTCTTGTGCAGACGATGCTGATTTTTCAAAAAACAATATTATTGATAGCCCTATATTTTTTCATTTACTTTATTCAGAAGGTAAAAAATCACATTACTTTGATTTAGTTGAGCCAATAATTAAAGTCATAAATACGACACATTTGCCTATAAAAAGACTACATAGAGTTAAAGCTAATATGACAGTGCCTAATATTAAAACTGTTACAGCTACCAATAAAGATACTCATCAACCTATACATACAGATAGTTTAGAAAAGAATTATTATTCGTTAATTTATTATGTGAACGATTCAGACGGATATACTTATTTTTATGAGGACGATAAAATAATGTATAGAAAAACTCCAAAGAAGAATAAAGCTGTCTTATTTCCGTCTAATACCAA